AAGATCAGTTACCTAAGATTGAAAGCCTACCAACTAACAGCAATGATAAGTTGTTTCAAGAGGCATCAAGCCTTAACACTGAGCAGATATGCTTTGCTCACACAATAGATCCCATCCTTATGGGAGTTCGCACTCAAGGATCACTTGGATCAGGCAGTGATATCAAGCAGGCTTATGTTGTATTTGAGAAAAATGTAGTCATGCCATTGAGGAGACAGGTTGAGGAGATAGTTAATGAGATAATGACCATTGCTAAGATACCTGGCAAGTTCTCAATTAACAACTTCCAGATAATTAATGAGACCATAATTGAGCTTGAAGGTGATACCTCTAAGACATCAGATGCTTTGAACTCATTGAGTCCATTAGTAGCTACTAAGGTACTTGGAAGCATGACACCTAATGAGATAAGAGCACTGGCTCAACTGCCTCCAATAGAGGGCGGTGATGTTATACAAACAGAAACACCTGCAGCACCATGATATACTTTATAACAGAGACCTATTTAAAGACTAACACACCTATCACAGCCAATGTTGATGTGACAGATGTTACTCCATATATAGCAACACAGGCACAGCTCAGAGTTATGCCTATCTTAGGCACTACGTTCTACAACTATCTACTCACTAAGTACAATGCTCAAACATTGACTAATGATGAGGAGGCACTTGTGGCATACATTCAACCTGTTATAGCTTGGAGAAGTGCAGAGGATGCTGTGTTTGGCTTGACATATCAACTTAAAAACAAAGGACTGCAGACTCAGTTTGGGGATTTCTCAAGCTCAGTAACTCGATCAGAGGTAGCCTTTGGGATGGAGCACTATGCACAAAAGGCTTCATTTTTTGAGACCAGGTTAACAAGATACTTGATAGCTAATAAGGACTTATATCCTGAGTTCACAGCAGAGGTGAACAGAGATACTGACCTAAGACCTATGATTGATGCATGTAATTGTAATTGTGTAGGTCAGTGCCATAGTGGTTGTCCATGTGGAGGAATGAGAGAGAATGGATATAATAACAGCATATTGATTTTGTGATGGGATTTAATGAAATAGCATTTACAGTGATTACAATACTTATCTCAGGGATAGGTTATTTTTTAAAGAGTTTACATAGTGACTTAAGAAGTGTTATGAAGGAACAAAAGGATATCATTGAGACTCAAGGAAGGCTCAAAGGCAAGATTGAACTTGTTGATAATGAGGCAAGGTTTAAATATGAAGCCATTGAGAAAATGACACAACTTGAAATCAAGCACCTCGCTGAGCAGATAAGTGAGCTCACTCAATCAGTTAAGAAACTAATAGAAATAAATTTAAGATGACATTAGCACAAAGATGGAATGCTCCGACTCCTAAGTTCTGGAAGAGAGTACAACAGGCAGCCATTACAGTGGGTGCAATAGCAGGAGTTATCCTTGCTGCACCTATTACACTACCTGCAGCGGTCATAACTGTGGCAGGATATGTGGCAACAGCAGGAACAGTAGCAGCAACACTATCACAATTAACAATAGAAACCAATGAAACTAACAACTAATTTTAACCTGTCTGAGTTTAACAAGCATGGATTTGTGATCTCAGATACAGTATTTCAAAACATCTTTGCACTTGCTAAGAATTTACAAGTGTTGAGAGATGAGGTAGGGAAGCCTATCAAAATCACAAGTGGATATAGATCACCTGAGCACAATGCTAAGGTAGGTGGAGTGAAATCCTCCCGTCATATTACAGGTGAGGCAGCAGATTTTAAGATTGCCGGCATGACACCAAAACAGGTGGCCGCTGTGATTGAGAAACTTATTGCAGCAGGTAAGATGGAAGAGGGTGGCATTGGTATCTATAGCACCTGGGTACATTATGACCACAGGAACACTAAGGCACGTTGGAGTAAATAATATATTATGGCAAAGAAAGTAGGCAGACCTAAAAAAGTACAGGTTAACATTGAAGGTGATAAGACAGATGTTATCATCCAAACAAACAAGGCAGAGATAGAATACCACAAAGATGGCACTAATCATGAGCTTGACTATGATGGTAAGAAAGTAGATGTTAACATAAAAAAAGATGAGACAGGAACTAAGGTAACTGTGGAGTCAGAAAATAAATTCCTTAAAGCTGTTGCAACATTAGCATCTAAGTTTGTTGTAAAGCGATTTAAAAAATAGTATCTGGATACTTACCATTAGAACAGTTACCGGATCATTATCAAGTCCATTTACTCACAAGCTGAATAGGTGGACTATAAAAAAAGAATACACCCGCTATGGTTAATGGATTGTGAATCACGGTCGCCCACACTTAGCGGGTTTTTTTATTATATTTGCATTAGCTTACCAACCATTCAATTATAAGTGTTGGAAAAGTTCTATACTCATCTAACTTTGTTTTGTGAGCTATAAAGGTTTTGACCATTGAACCCGAATCAATGGTTTTTTTATGTCTAAAGTACGTCTAAAGTACGTCTAAATTATCCCGTTTTATCCCGTCCAGACCTGATAATCTTATTTAGAATCATTATAAATTACACTAATTATTTGCATATATAAAAAAACTTACTAACTTTGTTCTATAAATAATAAACAAAACAATATGAAAACAGAATTTATCAAAGAATGCGACACTTGTTGGGGGTCAGGATCAGTATTAATTAGCAGTGCTTATGAGCATCCATCTCACAGTGAGTCTGATATTTGCAATGAGTGTAGAGGTGAGGGTAAATACCTTGACTATGAACTATTAACTGAGCGTGTTGAGGATGTTGAGTGGATGATTGATGGGATGTTGACTCGAATTAGATTGACATCTGATACTTTAAAAGATTTGAGCAGAGGTATGTTCTATGAGTTACTTCCTAAGTATAAGCATAGACTTAATATTCAGTCAAGAGCTCTTGCAAGATTAGAACTTTATTTGTCAAACCTTAAAACTTATTAATCATGACAGAAGATCAAAAGGCTGTGAGAGACGTTTTAGTGTTCTCTGCTGCATTATTAGCTATCACTTTTGTGTTGATGTATATCGGAGTAGTAGGATAGCATGAGAGAGCCTAAAATCAACTTAGCAATTATAAGCTATTGGGATAGCTTTGATGAAATCAGATATTATAAATATTTAAGAGTATTAAAAAATGTGGACAATACACTATCGAGGATACATGGGAGGAGCTTGGAGGATATTAAAAAAGACTGTGCAAGCAGACTCAGAATGGGAGGCTCGAAGGATGAGCAACCTTTGGGAGAAACTAATAATTAAAATTGAGAAGGTATGAACTTAGATGATATCATAAGAGAAAAATTCCCTCACATGAAAACCATTGACCTTGCTAATGAGCTTGGACTTAAGTACTGCACTGTGGCAAATAAAGCTCATAGAATGGGATTGCATAAGTCAAAAGAATATCTTGCATCTGAAACATCTGGCAGACATAATCTAATTGAAGCTGGAAAAAAGCATAGATTTACAAAAGGTAATAAACCTCACAACAAAGGAGCCAAGATGCCGGAACATATCTATGATAGAGTTAAAACTACCATGTTTAAAAAAGGTAGCAAACCACATAACACACAACCGGTTGGAACTATCAATTTTAGAACTGACAAAGAGGGCAGGACTTATGCTTATGTTAAGATAAAAGATAGTGATTGGAGGTTGATGCATAGAGTGGTATGGGAGCAACATAATGGGTCAATCCCTCCTGGTCATGTTGTGAGGTTTAAAGATGGCAACACAATGCATTGGGATATTAATAACCTTGAAATGATTGACATGCGTAATAACATGGATAGGAATACCATACAAAGATTTCCTGTTGAGATACAGGAAGTAATTAAATTAAATAGTAAACTTAAAAAGAAAATCAATGGCAAGAAACAAAATCAATGATCTACGTGATCACTTATTCTCAGCATTAGAGAGATTGGATAATGATGAGCTCACAATGGAGGAGCTTAATAAGGAAATTGAAAAGGCACAGGCAGTGGCTCAGATAGGCTCTGTTATCATCCAGAGTGCAAAGATTGAGGTTGATTACATCAAGGCAACCGGCATGATTGAGTCAAGCTCTGAGCTATTCAAAGGTATTAACGAACAAAAGAGATTATCATGAAAATAACAAATCCAACCCGTTTAGTCTTAGCATGGAAGGCTATGGCTTACACATTAAAATTTAATTGATATGAAAAAACAAAACTTAGAAATGCTACAGCTACTTGAAAGTATAGAGGTAATGCTGCAAAATGGTAACTCAATACACCCAGACTCAGTAATTAGAGGAGCTATTCGCATAGCAATAGGAATGGATC